TCACTATTTCCACCAATCTCACTTGTCAAACCAAGATCAGCCGCAGATGACGTGCCATGTAGGATGTATTCAAAATTAGCATTCTGGGTAAATGCTCCAGGATCACCAATAGCAAACTGGGTATCAACGGTAGTGTTAGCATCCAGCCTACTCTCGGATGGCCCGCCATTTGATGCTATAAAGTGCTGATGCGAAGGTGTTTCATCAATAGAAAGGCTATAATTGTTTGTACTAGTGATGCCATCTCCTCCGTAGTTACCTAAGCTACCGGCATCAAATCCTCCAGCAACGTCAGTCCCTACTGGAACTCTACCTCTATAATCAGGAAGCTGAAAGTCACCATTATTTTCACCCTCGCTACCACCGTAAGTATATTTTATTACATCAAACAAGTCTTTATATTGGCCATTCTTTGCTACAAATGCGCCTTCACATAAAAGATAATTGTTATCATTAGTAAGTCCAGCTAAAGCAATAATAGAACCAACTGGCATAACTTCTTCAAACACCGTTGTAGTTTGTTCTAAACCTCCTGCAGCTTCAAAAAGTGTTGCGGCGTTCTGCCAAGCAAGATCACCATTTGTAGTTGCGGATGTAAGCACCGCGTTATTAATCGCGGGAGGACTTGGAACAGTGTATGTTTTAGTGCCAAGGATGAGTTTACTTCCTGCTTTTACTTTATCTGAAGTTAATTGAGTAGCTGATTCAATTTCAGTATTAACTGAAAGTTTAGTAAATGAACCACTTAATTCAGAACCACCGACTGTAACCAATTGATTAAAGGACGCAGCAGAAGTAAATTGTAAAGGCGTTGAAACGGATGTTGATTGACCAGCCTGCGGAATATAAATTTCACTTAAAGCCGCAATGTCTGTGTTAATCTTAGTCGTAAGTGTACCTTTAACAACTTCAATTTCTTGTCTAATACCATTAGTCTTTTTACGCCAGACATCGAAAGTATCGTCACCGATAATTCCATTTCCGAAGTCCATTATATCTGATTCTTGTATTGCCATAATTCTATTTATTCTATCCTGCTATTGCTGTTATAGTGATATGTGGTTCAACTAGCGAGTCCACGGCTCCGGTTCGAGTGTCAAATTCGTCAGAAATACTCCCCGGCGCGGTCGTTTGGTTATGATCTTCAAATAATCTAACATCGTAACCCGTGCTATGTGCATTAAAGCTAAATCCTATTGCTCTCGAAGATGTCCACGACTTCAATATTTGATTATATATTGAAGAATTATTTTCACTACTAATTGTTGAATCAATTGTATATGTTGCAGCTACTGTTATGGTCGAGCGCGCTGCGGTCGAAGGGTACTGTATCCTTGAAAATGAATAGTATTTAGAGGGAATTAGTGTTGTATTTGATTCAGTACTTATAGAAGGATAAAAATAAGCAATGTGCTCATTGTCTAGACTTTCACCTCCGAATGTTATTTCTAACCTTACATGCTTTGTTCCAGCAGGAGGTGTATAATTCATTTTACATCCTTCTAATAATTCAGTGCCATTACTGCCAATAATTACGTTAACATCTGGTAAAGTGTGTGTTCCTGAAACAACAGTAACTGATCTTCCATCGCAAGGCCCTCCAAACGTTTCAATCACTTCGCCTAGTCTATAATTGGTGTCAACTAGTTTTAATTGATTATTGACAAACTCAAAATCTTCTGAATCAACATCCAGCGTAATGCTATTTGCGTTATTCGCACCACCTTTACCATCTGGATCAGTCGATGATCCTAAAAGATTCGTTTGTGAATGGCTGCCATTGATTTGTATACCATTTGTAGGAGTAACATTCTGAACAACAACACTTGAACTTTCAGTTTTAATGATATAGTTAAGTACGATATAAGGTTGAATGTTATTGTGTGCTAGATTACTACCAGTAGATTCAGTAGTTACACTTCCTGCGGTATTAGGATCATAACCACCTCCTCCTTTATCTCGATCATAAACATTTCTGGCATTAACATTATTAATAGAGTGTGTATGCTCTGCTAATTCATCTACTGTAAGTGCGTGTTTGTATTCGCCACCTGAGGCACCTAACACATTAAATCCTCCACTTGGTAGTGTATTAGAATTTAAACCATTTACATCAGTAGTACCTCCAGTTGCTGTTCTGCCGATTGGAATCCGTCCTCCCATATTAGGAACATTAAAGGTAGTAGTTACATCAGCTTGATCGGTCGTGCCTTCAAGAAATGCAGTACCGCCATATGTGTTTGAAATCACCGCGTGTAAAGCACGATAGGTATATGTATTCAGCGTTTGACCGTTGCAAAGTTTCCATTTATCAGGAGCCCCTGCTTCAGACCATTGTATCACTGAACCAATAGGATTCGGATCTTCAATTAAAAACGGATCAACATTCAGTTGTACCGCCTCTTCAAAATCCCAATCAAGAACATCGTCATCTAAAACCTTTAATATTTGACCTGGGATTGGAGGATCGCTTGGCCACGTGTATGTTGTATTAGCGTATTTGGTTCTGCCTGTAGGAACGTCAAGTAGACTTGCCTTTAGTGTTTTGCTAGCGGTGTGTAAATCAATCGATTGTGTAAACTTAAACTCACTTGACTCTACATAAATTTTACCATTAGCCCCAACCTGAATACCGTTTGTTGAATCATCAGCCGCAGTAAATTTTACTAATCCTTCAAATTGTTTTTCACCGGTAATATTATCACTCGATGTAAGAGTCATGATATTGTTTTCACCACCAGTTACATCAATCAACCGAGAAAATCGAGTATCAAGAGAAGATACACTTGCTTTATTTAGTATCGCGTCACGCGCAACTTCATTTGTTTTTCTACGCCATGAATTAAAAGTATCACCTGCAAGAACACCAAAATTTATAGGTTCAATGTCTGCATCAGAAATTGGACTTGTATATGAGATATAAGTTTCTCCATTGAACTGGCCAGTAGGTGCGCTACCTTGGTCACTACCAGAAGGATGTACCATACCTATAGTTGGCATATAAAAAGTAACACCAATAACTTCTTCAAATGTATGTGCGTGAGAAGTTCCACTACCACCAGCTTGCGCAAGATCAGCTTCGTTCGCTTCTGTTTGTGTCAAGTATAAAGGCGAATAAAATCCCTTTATTCCAAACGTTGATCCCGAGTTACTTGTGCCATATATGTAATAAACTGCCATAATTCTATTTATCTAATTTTTCAATAAGGTTATCAACAAGATTTGTTAGTTTATCAACTTTCGTTTTTAAATCTTGTATCTCTTTTGTTTTTTCTAAATGTATTTTCTTTTGTGTTAATCTTCTACGATATCCTGCGTTATCTTTTGAAAGAATGGCATTAGAGTTCGTATCTCTTTCTAAATCTTTTCTTTCTTTAACTACTAAGCGACTCATCTTAAATTGTAGCTATAGCCCTAAAATCTTTTACTAAAGGCGCAAACGCGGTACTTTCTGCAGTAAATACAATTTTAACTTGGAATGATGAAAAAGGTTCAACCACTCCATCACCGCCATAGACGTATTCTACTTCACCAAACTGCGCTGATGAACTAATTGGTATATTATTAGAAGGTGCAATCCTATCAAACGCAACGGTGTTTATAGGTTCATCGCCGGTTTTAGTTCGTATATATACTAAAATTTCAGACTGATCGTTTGGCTTTGTTGCGTTAATAAGAATATTAACTTGATCAGAAGCGTTATTCAATTCAACTTCTCGAGTAATGTATCTCGAAAGAGCATTTCCGTGGCCAGGTAACAATTCAGTATCAGCACCATTAGAATCTATTACTGCCTCGCTATCGAGCGCATCGGCTGGATTAGTCGATGCGTCGAGAGTGCCAATGACATTGTCTTCAGCCACTAAAGATATTCTATCTAAGTCAATGACTGGACTTACGTAATCACTTTCACTTGTAAATTCAGCATCGACATGCAATTTACCTGTTGTTGTACCTGAGCCTGTTACTGTTTGTAAATTATTGAAATATAATCTTCCATCACGCGATGTAAGATAATCACTACTTCCTATGCTTAAAAGATATCGGATATTTGTATTTGAAAAACTTAAGTCTTGTGAAATAAACCTTAAATTATTAAAAATCATATCTGGGTTACTTCCACCAATTCCTAAGGGATCAAGTCTATATGTAAATCCATCAAGATTAGTAAACTTCGCTCTCCAGATAGTCATCTTAAAATCTTTATTTTGATCAGGCGTCCAGGTCGATGCATTTTGCGATTTAAATGAAACACCAGAATATGTATTTTTAGAAATCTTAGATCCTGTAACTGTATCGTCTCCTCCAGTTTCTGCCATCCATAATCGATAATCGGGAGAATTAGACATTACAACAATTGCATATTCAACACCTGGTGCAAGATACACTGGAGATTCGAATTTAAATCGTGTTGCGAGACGTGCTGTATCAGAAACTGCTACTCCAGATGTTGCAATATCATCAGCTGCAGGATTTGCAGTAGTTGACCCATCGCCTGTTTCATATACTAAATCGTCTTTCGCCTTTTTCGTTACACGCGAAAATGGAAGCACCTTCTGAGTTGGCTGTCCGTTTTCAACAGTAACCAAGTGTACATTAAGAGGAACATTAGCAGATTTTGCTTTAAAGAATAGATCAATCTGTGTTGCATAACAACCGGTTGGTATTTTACCAATTAGAAAAGATTGCGCAAGAGGATCGTAATATTCTTGTACCACCTTTGTTGTAACACCTGGTATGATCTCCTTTATACGTTCTCCAGTAGATACTACTTCAATTTCACGTGTTGAAATTATCTGTTCTTGTTTAGTTTGTAATAACCCTCGAGCTACGTACGTCACAGATGCTGATGTAGTTGTATTTGCTAAATTATTTGTAGATGAATCTGTTAGTTTAAAAACTCGTGCACCTGTTAGAAACTGTAGCGCTTGATTATTTGGAACAATGAAGAAACCATCAAGGTCACCTTCATTACTGCTAATAAGTTCTTGCCTTGATACGCCTATTTCAGCAAATGCCGCTGTTGCTTCTTTATCAAATGTAGATTCATCAACTTCTTCGTTATCAATTCCGTACTTTTTAAAAGTTGCTTTAGAACAATAATCTGTTATATCAATACCATCAAAGAAAGCAAAAACCTTAGTGTTAGGTTTAAGCATTTGTGCTTTAAAGTAAACTCTGCGTGAGCGAATGAATGGTACAAAGGAGATGTCAAGCACTTTATCGCCCATACTTGTTTCAACGGTGTTGACTACAGCCTCTTGCTTGTATCCTTCCAAAATTGTTTCTGTTTTCTGCGTCACAGTGACATTTCGCACTGGGGCATTGGATGTAAAGCCTGCCTTACGTTTCGCAGCACCTTGGCCCCAGCCGTATACCTGTCTACCCGCTTTTCTTTTTGGTGAACCTACAAGATTTGTTTCAGTTGAATCATATACATTAGTGAATGAATCACTTTCGTTCAAGGCTGCTGCTACAACATCCGCATTTGATTCAATGTTAGTGATTAACGCAGGCCTTCTATCAACTTCTATCCATTCATCACCTGAAGGAGATAATTCTAAGGCGCCGTTCCATGAAGCTAAATCGTATGGATTCACACTAATATCAATACTTGCAGTTGGCTGATGAATTAATTTTTCGTGCGTAAAAGGTAAAGATAAAAGGTTTCCTCCTCCATCTCCACGGGCTGTGTTTAGCAACTCAGTATCTTGGTTTCCTCCTCCTAATAAACCGGCGCCTCCTCTTTGTGCGTATTTTAAACGCTTTTGGTTTAAAGAATACTTCGGTCTTAAAATTCCTTTCTTCGTATCTATAGATGCTTGATATCCTGGATCTAATATATTTGCAACTCCACCTGTTAGAAAGCTATCTACAATAATGCCATTCTTAAATCTTTCGCCGTTGCTGTCGATAATCTGTTTACCATTTGCTTCTCTTTCAAGCAATGAAAGAGAAGTGTAGTATTCTATGTTTTGAACACGCTTTTCTAATCGGCCGATGTCTTCCATCGTAAATCTACGATTATCGACAATTCTACTTTGAATATCATCAGCACTACGTGTATAAGCTGGAATATAGAAGGTGTATAACGCCATCGTATTATCTGGAACTGATGGAATACTTGGTGATATATTCGAATCCCCTTGCACAATTTTGTATTCGCCTGTAGTATTTACAACTAGTTGGTCGTATCGAGATTTATAATAATCAAGTTTTATTTTTGTAGCGGCATTAGGATCTAAAGCAAAATGAGCTGTGTCATTATCGTCTGGTCTAAAATCTAAAACGTCTGTAAGGTATTGTCCTTTGTACAGGCCAATTGAGGCATAAGGCACACTACCGTCGATGTAACTATCAACACTATAATAATCACCTGGTGTGCTACGGTCGTAATAGGTGTAAGTTATAGTTAAGCCTGAGCCTGCAGCAATTGTTGAGCCAGTATATTTAACGTTACCTACTTTATAGACACCATCACGCTGGCCGTTATCTAATTCTATACTGGATGTTAAATCAGTCACTGGTGAATCATCTATTGTAGTGACTGAAGTGATAGCAATGATATCTCGTTTAGCTAACGCATAAGATGAGTTTTGGTTTACCGGATTATTACTCGCAACTAACACTTCTGTGTGAGTAGCAACTGTTTTAATCCCCTTTATAAGACCATTACTATCATCTAATGATACTTTAACCGGTGCAATTAGATCAATCGTTGCGCTTGAAGTGTCGAAAGTAAGTGTAAGGGTTTGATTGGAATTAGAAAAAGCCACATTAGTTACAGGTATAGGAGCATCGTCACTTTGGTTAGTAACAACGTATGAGTCAACCGAATCATTAAAGAATAAAGAATTAGATTTTCCAATCATTTGACCAACCGTCACAGAAAGTGTGTTATTACTAATAGTAAGACCACTTTTTTGCGCTCTCATTATGACCTGTGAATCAGTTCCTCCTGTCGTTATTCCTTTAATGGTGTTATAAGGAAGCAGAATCGCTCCTATATTAAATCCTGTATCAAAAATTGGTGTAGGGTTAGATTGGTTACTTTCTGACAAAGTTCCAGTAAACGTTTGACCAGAATGACTCGCAGCACCAGTTATATTTAACGCAGTCCTAGGTATTTCTCCGCTTAAATCATAAATGTATAATCTATATAGTGTACCAACTTTTTCAATACCACGTATTCTACAAGTTATGCCGGTAAGAGCTTCTGGCGAATTGCCATCACCAAAAAACTCATATGTATTAGTTATATCTTCGTAATCTGGAAGATTAGTAATTGCTGATAGTTCAATGTAACTACCAAGCACGGCTTGGCCAAACGATTCAACACCATCTTCAGATTCTCGTGCCTTTTCTGCGTATAGATTTATGGATTCTTCTAAAGGAACTCGATATCCATTTACATATGCAACTCCAGGTTCGACTGAAAGACCATAGCGCGATTCACCAAATGTTTGAGCGCGCTGTGCAGTATTAATCGCAGCGTTATTTAATCCTGACACATCGCTAGCTGATGTAGTAATATCTAACGCTTGGATTTGTGTATCGTTATACAGTCCATCATTGCCTGCAAGGTTATTTCGAAATTCTCTACTCCTCGCAACAAAAGGTTGAACTGTATAATTTCCACTTTCTTCAAATGTTCGAAGAGCGGCCTTATCATCAAGCTGGGTGTATTCGGGTCTCGCGGGAGCAATGTACTGACTTGATTCTATTGTTAAAAGATTCAAATAATTGACTGCGGTAGTGCCGCTCGTTGTTGAAGCACATTTATTAGCGTTTTGAGTAATGCTGGTTATTGTAGAATCGTCAGTAAGCAACATTGGAACAAGATCAACACTATATCTATCAGCGCCTGGAGCCTTATGATTAGGTGTTCCGGCCGCGATGTCGAATAACGATTCATCTTCGGCCGTGGTTTTAATTACTTGATCTATGCGAAATACCGCAGTGCCCGTAATTACATCATCCTTTGAAGCCTTTTCAATAAACAACCGGCTTGTTGTATCGTTATACATAAACGTGCCTTGAGAAAAGAATACACCTTTATCAGTAGTAATTTCTGAGGCGTAACCAACACCAGTATCTTGAATAATAGTTCCTAAAGGATCACCACTAGATAAAATCGTAGAGTTACCAGAGACGAAGGCGGAATCAACTACAAGAGTACGACTATTTGCGTTTCCTGTAACATCAAACTCACCAATATTTGAATCAGTTGCGCTTGAAACGCCTGAAGAATTATATCTTAAATACAAACGCCATCTTTGATTACCAGTAGTAAAAATATTCTCATACGCATATACTTCAGCGGACAAGTCATTGACGCTACCTGAAGCAGTTATACGTATGGTTTTACCTGCAATCAAATTCATATTAGCGTTTACTCCAGCAGTTGCTGCAGCACTATCAATATCAACATCAATATAGTTTACAGTGTCAGTAAAATAAGTACTACCGTCCAAGATAGGACCTTCTTTATAAACAGACCTTCCAAACTTGTCGATTTGCGATTGCAAAACCGACTGCATTTGATTTAATTCACGAACCTGAATACTTACACCAGGTTTGAATAAAATTCTTAGGTAATTCTTATCTTCTAATTTTGAAGTATTAAAGTCGTCAAAATAAGGAGATGCATCATAAGTTTTAATAGCCATATAATTTGTCTTTTAAAACTGGATCACTAGTTTAATTTCTTCTTCTTGTGAAGCAGCTCTTTGAATTGGTTTTCTATTTTCTAAAAATAAAACTTCACCCGTACGAGGAGTAAGTTCTGGTGTAACATTTGAATCAGCGGTGTATGTCATTTCTGGTATATTCGTTGTAAATCCATCGCTCGCTTTTGCAATTGTAATTTTCGTAGTCGCACCATCACCAGTAGTAAAATCGTTATGATTTACATTTGCGCTATCGTTTTGGTGAAAGTAAATATGTTTATTAGTTACATCAACATAATCTACAAAACCCTTTGCTTTAACATAATCACTTTGACCATCATCTATATCAGCAATGGCATCATAATCGCCATCAGCAGTAGTTTCTGTAATAATATCACCAGAAGTAATCGCGTTTAAATCAGCTTCTGCAGTATTAGATGCAACGGTGATTCGGCGCAAACCACTCAACACTTCTTGTAAACCATATTCGCCATCGCCTGTAGGTGCTGGACTATCGTCCGAAGCGTTTCGAGTAGGTTGTCTTATAAGAGAAATTTGGCGATAAGATATTCCAGTAGGTATTTCTCCTTTAACATCACCATTAAAATCAACTGCCAATCCTGCATAAAATGCAGGTAGTTCTGCGACAGGGTTATGACCAAATCCATCAATTGGAGAAATTAGAGGATGAATTATCGGTGCAGTAGTTTTATTAACACCACTCTTCATCCTGATCGATGCTCTTACTACACCTCTTTCGTCTATCATTTCACTAGTATCAGATAACCCTGCACATACAAATCCGCTAATCGCTCCATCTGTAATAGTAGCCTGGCAATCGAGAATTTTTGGATCTTTATGAGTTGAATCACTTATTAGTAATTGGAAATCTCCATCGCCACCTCCGGTTGAAGTATCCATTCCAGCTCCAGGGTTTTCTATTTCAAACCCGTATATAATTCCTCCACTAAATTGAGAAGGTGTACCCGCGCCAGTTTTTACAGTTTTAACTTCTATAAATTGATCTGTATTAAATTCACTTGCAACTACTAAATCAGCCACGTACACCCAGTTATAATTATCATTGGTTGCACCACTACTTAGTGATGGGGTTCTATTGTCAGAATCACCAGCAGGAGCAACAGCTGACGGGCCCGCTAAATACGCGCCATTTGTACTATAAGAATTGTTCGAATCATTGTCTAAGCACATATATATTTTATCGTTATACACAGCATAGCAAGGATACTCGGTGTTTCCGGCGCTATTAGTAGAAACATTGAACATGTCTGGATCGTTTTTATTCCACCTCTTATATCTACGATTAGCTACCCAATTAATCCTTGGGATAACGTGTAAAGCGTTTGTGGTACTAACTGCTACCGCACCTATTAGATTATCAAGAACTTCTTGTGACTCACTAACGCTACCATTCGGCAATGGTGTTGGAAAGTTTTGGTCGGATTCACTAAAAGTAGTTTCTCCTGATGTTATTGAAGCCCAAGGATCAGATTTGCCAATCCCGACGAAATACTCAAATCCTCCTGGATCTTGTTCAGGACTATCGTCCGTGCTTCCGGCATTTTTATCAATGATATCTTTGATTAAAAACGTTGCCGAATTACGTCTAAAATCATCTGTAATTATTGCTGCCATATTTTTTTCTTCTTCTTATAAGTTAAAGGTTAAGTTAATAGTTTTATTTATATAAGTTTCTCCAATACTTTTGAAGAACCTCTAATAAAAGTTTTATCCATATAATAGTTAGTAGTTTCTGTTATAACACCTTCAGTAAACTTAGGTGTATCTTTAGGACCATCGCTAGGGTAAGTGTGTGTCTTACTCACGCTGCCTGAACCAACTCTGGTTATTTCAATGTTACTTATTGTAACATCGAACAGGCTGTCTGGAGTAAACGAGAAAAAGATTCGAGGGTTGGATCCTCCTGAGCTAACATCTTCTGTATCGTCGAATACTTTTACTTCAATACTATTCGAGCCAACACTTGCTCCATAGACATTAGCCGATGCATTACCGGCACCATCACGTGTCAAGACACGTAATGCAATAGTCGTACCATTAGAAGCAAATAAAGTCCCACTGTGCAACGTAAGGTCAAACTTAACTAAATTTTTTCCAGTTCTAACAGTGTCTGTATCTACAATTTCAACTTCTTTCCATGAATTTATACCATCATTACGTAAATCACTATTAACTCGAAAGCTAGTATTGCTTATAGCTGTGTAATCATAATAAGCATTTTCACTACCCCCTGGAGTAATGACTGATGGATATGTGAAGGTGCCGAATTGCCCAAAGGTGTCATTATTGCCATCTCCCCAAAATAGTGTTTCAGTCCCAAGATTAATCTGATTGTAAACAATATCAATTCCGCTAATAGTTGCAGCAGTACTCGTTCCACCTGCGGCATGTGTCCAAAATGTTCCAGCAGATTCTGACAAATCATGATTTGCTATTTGTACAGGAGGATCTTTATAAACGAACGCTCCTAATTGTTGTCCTAAAAATCTTCTCATCAGTATCCTCCTTGGCCTCCGGTTTGACCTCCTTGACCAGCATTATTGTTTGTTGCAGGTGGTGTATACTCACTGACACTTGATGAATAATTTCCTGCGCTTAAATAGGTAGTGTCATTAGAAATATAACCTTCTTCTGTTACAGTCACCATATCGCTAATAGCGGTATTGTAATAAGCGCCTATTCTCGAGTTATCGAAAAATTTCAAGTTTTCGTTGTAATTATTTCTAGCCCTATGATCATAATCGTTTGTAGTAATAGTGTGCACCGAAGTTGGTTGAATGTAGATTGCATTAGTAGAAACGTTATTAAACTTTTTAACTTTTCTATTAGCAGGTCTATCATCAATATTATAAAAAACGTTAGGTTCTATAGTAGGGTGCAATAACTCTTCTATCGAAGGCTCAGTTCCATCAACTGCTTCTATCCGCGTTCCGAATATTTCTATTTGATCGTTAGGCTCGGACTTTATTGAAAACAACCCTGCACTTATTCCAATTCCTTCTGCTGTAGTTTGATACATAAATTCGTTTGTTCCGCTAATAATCTTTTCTCCCACTGTATTATATATACCACCAAGCTCAGCACCTAGTGTAGAGCCAGATGAAGCTGCACCTCTTGTCCCATCATCAGGACGAATATATCCTACTAATAAAAACCATTTATTATTCTCTGGCAAATCACCGGTCCAAAAACTAGCGGGATCATACTCTCCGGATATTTCTGACGTTACAGTAAAAGGAGAATTTAATCGCACAAGTCCAGATGTATTACCTCCGTTATTAGCATACACCTCAAATATTTTTTTTCCACTATTACTTTCTTGTTTCATCCAAACAGAGCAACGGTATGTTTTGGTGTTGTTATCGCCGGTTGTAATACCAACCAAAGGTGAACTAAATCCAGCATTAGGAGTAACAGGTAGATTTAAATTTGAAAGGCCTGTTTCGATAGCAGCGCGGTTTGATGTTTGGTCAGAGGTATAGTAGATAAGCTCAGACATATATAATTCACCGGCGCTATCAGCTTGGGTTTCAAGCATTCGTCGCGCCGACCTGAGCGACGCTGCGTTAGGCTCATCGTCAAGTGTAATAGTTCGGCTACCTATTTGAACACCATCTACGTGACTAGTAGATGTGCCATTGGATTGGCCATCCGTACCATTCATTATATGTGAAACCGTGACTCTATCTTTACTAGTCATATATGTTCCACCATGTGAATCAACGGACAAAGAAATATTGGTGGTGCTCGGTGAAATAAACCAGTGCGGCCTTCTATTCGCTCCGTGACCGCCGTGAGCAGTTTGGTCTGTTGTACTATATAACCTAAACACAGCTGGATAGGTACCTGCCGCAGGGGTTACATTATTTTCTACAACAGCAAACAACGATTGTTGGCCATCAGCCGAAAGTGAAAATTCTGGAAGATCTAAAAATGTGGATGTGTTATTACCAGATCTAATCGATGGAGAGCCACTACGTGTGATTAGCGCACCGTTTGAAACAACCTTCGGCTGGTATCGTCCGTCGCCGCGAGCGTGGTTATTGTTGCCTGATTGGTCATACCATTTAGATACGTAGCCTTCACCAGATATTGAACTTCCTGTCTCTGTGTAATCTCCAGGCAAGCTACCTTCTACTATTTGAGCACCCCACAAATAAAACGAACTGCCTACACCTTGATACTCTTCATCGCGATTGAACACATCTTGTATCTGGTAAAAAACTGCAGAAACGCCTGTTTGAAGAATACACGTTCCAGTCATTGAGACTCTGTACCACTCATTTCCTACACTCGTAACTGTAGCTGAATTGTTTGAGGTCTCCATTGTATCTAAATTAACTGAAACATTTGTGCCAATGGCATGACCACCATTTATGAATAAGAACCTATTGTCTGATTTCTTTTTAACGTAACAACTAAATGTGTACGTTTTCCCCAATGTTAATCGCATAGTACCTTCTTCGCGAAGAAGGTCGATCGAATACTGGAACAGCCGGTGGCGACTAAAGCTATCATCTTCTTTTATTTCATACGCAGTGTTCGTACCGTCGGGGGCTGTGGTAGCGGCTACGTTGCTCCATTGGCTCTCATCTAAACCCAATCTGCCCCAAGATGAATCGTCAAAATTTTGACTATTCCTTACCAAATTAGCACCGCCTACAAAATCTACAAGAGTACCATCAGCAACATCGGCTGCTGTAAATGCATTAACACTACCATCACTAGAACGTCTTACCTCAACTACCTCGCCGGTGTAGCTAGAGCTAAGGTTGCGTAGACTAAAGGCAAGCGCCGCAGAATTATCTACGTCTAAAGGAAGAGTACGGCCTGGATTATCAACATGGGCAGAAGTGCCAATCCATCCAATAGTGCTACTGCCAAATGGCGTTACAATGTATTCTCTAAAATTCTCTAAAATGTCGCCATTCCTCTTCCACTTTTTCCCATCAGCAGCGCCATACTTTTCATCATCTCCATTTCCAGGAGACCACGGTAAAAACGCGTTTAAAAGATTTGTTTCTTTATGCTGTGAAGGTAATACGATTGATTTTTCCGAATTGATTTCATCCACAGTTAAATCTCCATAGTCTGCTACACGTGTATGTTTATCAAACCACTTGATCCATCTTTTATATTCGTGGTCCACTTTCTGTTCTCGACCTTCTGCATCAGCTCCAAATATAAAACGAAGTATTAGGAAAATAGATCTTTCGTATATTCCTCCTCCACTTCTTGGGTTGTTTCCATTTACAAGAGCTTGTATTAATATAAAGAGCCCTCTGATATCTACATCTAACCAACCGGGCTGATAGAAAGGCATATGCATTGAGCCCGAGCCTTCATCATTAAGTCTCCTTTGGTCCTCACTAAGATTTTTCCAAGGTGGAATTAATTTTTCAAGCCAGTCTGTAAGTTTAAGATCATCTGTTTCAATATCATTGTCTACTTTATATGAAGTATCGCCTAGCCAAGAATTTGATCTGCTTATTTGCATAAGAAGAGCACTAAACATTTTCATACCAGCCGGATGAACTAGTCTCAAATATTCGCTTTCCCACTCAGTAAGCTGGATGTCTCCACGTATTTGATAAGAGTAGTCCGACCAAAAGTTACTATCTTGAACTTTATTAATATCTGATATAAACCCTTTTCTATCAGCGTATTTTCCAGATGATGAAAGTGTTTCGTTAAAGGTGTGTGAAATTTTATTTCCACTAATAAAATCTAATGAAGGACTTCTATCTCCAAATGTGACTTTTCCTCTTTTATTCGCCTGTTGGTATGTTACAGAAAGGTCTGATAGAACGTTATTCGCAGAACTTTCATATGACCAAAACGAATCTTTTAATGGACCAGTTATATTTGAAAATGTGTATGTCTGCGCGCTATCACGCAAGTAGTATAGCGAAGATAAACTTCTATTTTCATCTACATTAACTCGCATCGCCCATTGATAGGGGTTTAATTTTTTGACTAAATAATCGTGTATCTCTCCAATTTTTTCATTAGTAACTTCCTTTTGGTAATACGCAAAATATTTTATATTGCCTTTAAAATAGTGAATAGACCTTCTTACACCGAGTCGCAAACTGCCATTTGAATCATTCACATCAAGCATCTCTTTAGTAGTAACAGCTGTGATTTGCTTACCATAAGTTACCCAATTCTGAGATGATATTTGAGGAGATTGCAATGCAACATCTTCACTACGAGAAGCCGCGCTGCTACCTGCTTCATTTAATTGAAAAGGAGAATACGTATGGCGATACAAGCTACCGTTATTAGTAGACCCATATCCTGCCAACACTTTCATTCTCTTTTCGTAGTCAATAAGCGTTTGATAAAAACTAGTTCTTTGAGAACCAGAATTATTTAAAGAATTGCTGGCGTGACTTCTTACAACTTGAGCAGCTCCATCGTAAATATCATTTGGTAAAGTAGGATTTGCATCAGCATACTCGTAAAGCTGATGTGCTGCAAGCTTATGCATTATCCCGCTTGATCGATTATTAATTACCTCAAACACCGCGTGTGAAGTTGCATCAAACCAAATTTGTAAAGGAAAAAGTTTACCTTCATAGCCTGAAGCTTGGCCTATTAATATCCACATACCATACGCTGGAGGAGTAGCCGCCAAATCAACATCAAATCCTTCTAACACTTCATTCCAGCTTTGTGTAATGTCAAAGTTATTTCCTGTATAAAAAGCGCGTATCTCAGCCGCAGTCATATATTCAATTACGTATTTGTCAAAGTCATTGCCGCTACCATCGGTCGTTATAGAATTAGCCCAACTATTTGTGCTATTACCTGTAATTACTGCGTCTGCGAAATCAGCTTCGTAATAATCACTTCCATTCGATGATGTTCCTGCTTTTGTAAATCCATTAATGTCAATTTGCGTCGTAAGTAAACCACCATCCTCAGAATCATAGTAAACTCCTGCCCTCTTAATATCAAAAGAAGTAGGTGTACCATAGTCGCTATCATCCCAAACTCTTTCCCAAGTTTCTCCATTTACCGAAACATCGATGTAGCCATCACCTGCCGCAGCACCAGCAACGTTACCTGCATCAGCAATAGCGTCAATATCTCTTCGACCTCTTACAGCAACTGTCGCGTAATCTCCGTTAGTTGGAACATCTGTCGTAGATGATGCAGAAACTGGATTATAACCATTACCAGTTCCCCATCTCCAAGTTTCATAGTTTAGTTTACCTTGTTGTAGATCTAATTTAAGACCAGGATAGTTAGTTTCATCGACAAATAAATGCGCAGGCCCATTGAGACCTGCATCAGCCTTAATGTGTGCTATCATCGTATGTGATAGCGTGTCATCTGCTTCTGTTAAAATTTCTGGATTCGTTTTATATATTTGTCCAAGATCAACGTGGTTTCTATCGTAGGTATTACCTCCAGGACTATCCGTAAATATAAACCCATCTTCTTCACTATAGATTGCTCCGTTTTTTAATTGAGCAACTGTTTGCGAAAACCTTTCAGAGTGCGCATCGTAAACACGAAAACTATTTTCATCAGGATCATATCTATCTCTTTCTGAAGTATCAATCTCGAGAAAAAGGTATTGTGTGTCTGGGTGAATAAGATTAGTATTATCAATTTTTTCAAGCCGTTGTATTTGGCCCGTGCCGATCTCACCATCGCTGCTGTTATAAAATTTAAGAGGTGTACCTATATCATCTACGCCTAAAAGGCTATTACTTGCAGATCCGGCAAGCGTATTTCCGTAATTAAAAATATCATCGTCTTGAATCCAATCTCCGTCGGACGCTTTAAGCAAAAAATCCTTTGGGTATAACACCTCTACGATTTCATCAAAAAACAATTTGAAGAAAACTAAAACAGATTCTTCGCTTCCTCGAACAGAGTAGTAATTAACAATTCTCTTATACAAAGAAACAGTATCAATCACACGAGAATCGGGCACCGAAACCGCAACCTCTTGTTGTATTTTCTTTAGATAATCAGAAGACGTTTCATCGATATCGTGTTCAGTCAATATTCTTTTACTTATATTTAAAACCTGATCGTTCGTATTAAGATATGTGTAATAGTCTTCTAAAAGAGCAGTAAGTGTTTCAGCCGATTCACGCAATTGAAGTGGAATCAAATCATCGACCGCAGAAGATTCTTTATTCGATGTTCTTTCGTTATAAGGGCTGGTTTGCTTAGGTGAGTATTGCGCAACACTTGAAACCACGAGCGAAGCTTCAGGACGATTTGTGTACGAAATAATATTTGTGGTTGAGTCAAAGTTATACGTAGCATACTCTGAATACATTTCGTTGTTATACGCTGATGCTGTAGGTGGACCACTTGTCCCGTGATTCATAGATCCTATTGGCATATAAAAAACCACACCATCTAAACCTTCAAATGTGTGTTGATGGTATTGCCCAACGATATCATCTGAGCTCGTGTATAGAGGATAGTAATAGCCAAATACTCCGGCAGAATCTCCGTAGTTGCTTGTTCCTTTTAAATAATAAACTGACATAATTTTTTAGTATCAATAACCGCCATAACCACCTCCAGAAGAAGAACTACCAGAAGATGATGATCCGCTTGAAGATGATGAACTACTACCTTGATCAACAGTGACACCTGAGGTGTTTGACGTAATTACTCCGTTGTCTGCGCGTGAAGAATATGTATTATAGTTATCACCCACTGAACCGGATACTGCCGCAGTATCAATTTCTCCATTTACCGAAGTCTTAGGGACGTCAATGCGCAATAGCGTATTTCGACGAGATACGATATCATTAGAATCTGGTGCTACTTCGAAGCGTATAGTTTCAACCGATTGCGTAAGTGGAATTTGAGAATTCCTTAAATTTATTTCTCCCTTTGAAACATCAAGTGTTCCAACAGAATTTATTACTTTTGTTCTTACACCTTCTACTAAAGTATAAATGTATATGTTTCTTTCAACCTGGCCGACCTCTCCAGCCTCGTCTGCTAAAAAGTAATCAGCATTATTATATTTCCAAGAGGTAGATTGTATAATTGATTGAGAAGGATTTTCGTCAAAAAGCGCCATATCAAAATCAATCTTATGTGTGACGGTAGAACCTCTTGTAAGAACTAGATCTTTATACGCGTAGACCCTTACGGTCGAGTTAAGAATAGCGGTATTACTTGAATCTATTTCTCTTAAGAATTGTGAGTAGCGAAATACACCATCAAAATTTTGTAGTTGTGATTCGTTAAATCTAGTAATTGTTTCTCGCACACCAGTCTCCATTTGTGATTGTGTAAGAGATGTAAAATTACTATTATACTTGAAAAGCACATTAAAGAAAAGGTATGTATAATCTGGATCAACTACCACAGGCTCAATCGCGAGTACTCTTTTACTTTGTAGCGCAGCTGTGACCGAAGTCTTTTCTTCTCGCGTTAAAGAAAGAGCACCTTCAGGTTTTACGGATATAAACACTCTGCCGAACTGTTGAGGATTATTATCTTCACCACCCCAAACTGATATACTATCAATAGCACCGAACGCCTGCTTTACAAGAGTTTTATAATCGTCAGTTGTGACTGCACGATTTTGTGCAATGAAGGTAAGAGGAGCATTGAATCTAATACTTTCGATATCTTCAACTTCAGATCCACCCGCAGAAGCTGAGTTAACTATAATTGTGGTTGTACCATCGACTGTAGTGTCAGCACCGCCACTATACGAAAATGCTGAAGCACCGTTTGCTACGTCTCCTCGAGTGCTTAGAAATTCAAGTTCAATTACGGATTGATTTCCTGGTTGCTTGCCGATAATGTTATTACCAAAGTGAATTTCATACTTACCTGCGTAGTTTTCTTCAAGATAATATATGAGAGATGAACTATTCAGGCCTGAAGTATATTGTTTAAAACGATTATATATGCTATATGTACTCGCGTTAGGCGTATCGTAAACCTTTACAAGCAAGGTGCTAATATCTGCGTTACGATCTTGAATCACAAACTTTTGATTTAACAAAGAATTATCTATGTTGTATTTACGTGACTTCATCGAGCCCTGTGATACTAATAAGTTGTTAAATGTAAATGTACCTATTCCAGATTCATTGACCACCACAGCTGCCTGTGAGTCTTGAAGAAGTACGAACGTATATGTGATATCATCTATCGTAGATGTAAAGGTGTCACCACGATTAATCGTGTATGTACTATTAGTAGAATCATCTTTTCTTCGGAGCACTAAAGTAATATCGGCGGTGGCCGCGGTTTTACTCGTAGGAGTATAGCCTAATAGTTTTGCACGAGAAACAACGTTAGATCTTATCTGAGCGGAATCAAGAAAAGATTCATTCATCGCAACGTGAGTATTCATCGAGTTGTAATGTGTATTATACGAAAGAACATCGAGTAGATTGTTTAAACCTGAACCATCGAAGTCCCAATCTTGAAAAGGTGAGCCTGAACGTTTAAAGTAATCTTTGAGATTACCTTTTATTTTATCGAAGTCTAATTCCGTTGTATTAAATTGTGCCATATTATCTTAATCTTTGAAGTCCTAATTCTACTTCCGTTGTAGTGTTTTGTGTAATTACATTAAATCCTATTGATACGCGATATGCGTTTGCATCTATATCATCAAGTATTTGAATCTTCACCATGTTTATTCGCGGTTCGTGATCTCTTAACAATCGATCAATTTCTTTCTTCATTTGAATCGCGGTAAATTGATCAGCTGGTTCAAAGAGTAAACCTGTTACGTTCGATCCTAGCTTACTCTGAAATGGCCTTTCTCCAAAATTAGTAAGGATAAGATTCTTTACCGCGTTACGTACAGCCTGTATATCGCTGAAAGGCGTGATATCTTTCCTTGTTGGGTGTATACTCATACTCAAATCTAAATCAGAATAGAGTTTCTTCTTCGCCAACGTAGAAGGACGCGTCTGATTATAGTCTGAAGCTGCTGTACTCATATAATCTATTTATAACGTTTAGCGTCTTTTGTAATTATTAAACGCAGCAACTGCATCTGCATATCGTGAATTTATTTCTTTTACGATGGGCCACCATTTCATGCCATCTGCAATCGCAGGAATAATTGTCATGACACCGTTACTAAAACTATTTCTATTGTAATGCATCACATGTCCCAATTCTCTTATATCAGCTTTCTGCGCAGCTACTAATACTTCCATTCCATCTATAGCGGCTTGTTGACCTCGTACATGCATTGTGTAATAAGCAAAGATAAGCTTTTTATTAAGATGTGCCTCCTTTCCTTCGTTCCAGTATTGCCACTTATCTTCAATCAGGCTTTTTTCAGCACTCGAAGCAACAGTGTTATAATACTCACTTGTCTTAAGACCCGACTTTGCTTTTTTCTTAACAAGCTTTTGGTATTTTTTATTACGAGACATTTTCTTTTCGTTATCTGAAAATTTCTTGATTGCTGGTAGGAATGGTTTAATTAGCTCATCGATCTCTTTCCTATAAGGTGCTAGATCATCGAGCAATTCTGAATAAGATTTCTCGATTAAACCAGAGGAGCTTACCTCATTCTCCTTTTGCACTACAGTAGGAACCACTTCCTCAACCTTCTTTGGAATATCTGCAGCTACGGTAGGCTCCGCGGCTTTGACTTTGACCTTTTCTACTTTTCCTTCAGGACTCACTTCCGGAGCTTCGATATTAGGTACGTCCTTACAGAAATCGAACTTCTCTTCTGCAGCACCTGCTATACCACTTAACGCATCACCCGCCGCGCCCGCAATATTACTGACAGCGCCGGTCACGAAATCGTTAAGATCTTCTTCGAAGTTTTGCACAAGACTCACAGCACCCGACACCTTATCCATAAGATCATCTATATCTACATCAGGCAAAGCATCACCCCATCTTTCTTTAAAGGCAGCCTTCGCTTCTGCAAGTTCTGCACCTACCTTACCCTTTAACTCTTCAAGTTCTTTTTTGAAGTTAGGTAATACGGGAGGCTCGGGCACCGCGGCGAGTAAAGCATCTTTCATATCATTTGCTTTTGCCTGAAGATCAGCCATAGCCGCGGCACCTAAAGATTGCAACTCGGCAACCTTCGCATTCAACGCCTCCTTCTTTGCATTGAGAGTATCAAGGAGAGCGTTACTAGAACAATTAATAGCCATATTAGTTTAAGTTGATTGTTGCACCATTTACATCTACATCAGCAGCGCACGTAATATCAAAATCAGTTATCGCATCAATATCAATATTCGCATTCGTGTCGATCTTAATCGTAGAGTTCGAAATGAGAGTCATATTACCTACAGAGTTAACAGTAAAGGTTCCAATCGCGGTTTGTGCAGCATCTCCGTTAACCACCGTTTTGCTATCTAACACAATGTTCATATTGTAATGGCCGGTAATGTTAGTGGTACTGTCGACGATTACATCCCTTATCTCGTTGCCGCCAATCCGTGACGTGAAATTTTCTGCTACATTAATACTACGCTCTTGGTCGATCTCGATTAATTCATTCTGACCAATCTTACTTGTACGTGTACCTTTCACATATTCTGTTTTATCTCCTTCAACTTCGAGATGATAGTTACCCTTGACAAGAGTTTTCATATTACCATCGACGGTAAGGTTCACATTTCCCTTTACATACATGTTCTTACTCTTAAAGGTAACCTCATACTCATCAC